TGGAGAAGCTGTTAGTCCTTCTGCTAATATTTCTACATCATTACTGTTCTTAATTTGTTTTGTTTCATAATGATGAACTCCATTATAAATTCTGTCATAGGTATCAGTCTCTGAGTCACCTGATTGAGTGTATTTGTTAATAAGATAATTATCAAATGACTTTTGAGACATAGGCCATTCTGATTGTATGTTAATAATATTATTGCAAAGTAAAACTAACCAATCTAGACTGGAATCGCCATAGAAATCAAATGCAACATTGTCTGGTCGATCATCACCATTGATTTCATACTTAGTAAAGACAGCAAGATCTTGGAAAATATCATCTCTTAATACTCCTCTTTTAAAGAGGTTCTTTACTTTCATGTAGTCACCTATTTTGGCATTAGGTAACCTACTTACATAATCAATATTTGGAATTCGTTTAAAGTAATTTGACATCTTAGTAACCTATACCTGCTGCGTCTGCTGTATTTGGACTTGCTAAAGGCCCTGATCCATTAAACTCAAATTCTGAGTCATCAAGTGCATCATAATCATCATTAAATACTGGATCAAGTTCTTGGAATGTCATTGAGATTTTGTACTGGGTCATTGTACCATCACGGAACGTTGAATAGTTTCCATTAGGTGTATAGTCTGTTTGAAAACTAGTCATTGCACACTCCTTAAATCTATTTAAGTTAAATGCATTATTGATATATGATATTTGATAGACGAGTGGAGTTCTTAGGAAGTATCCCTTTATAGTTCGTCTTGGTGCAGATGATTGTTTAAAGGTTCTTATGATCTGTCTGATGGTTTGTGCTTCTTTTGGATTACGTGGAGATAGATTGAATGTAAAATTAAATTCTCTCAACTTAGGACTGTTGAATAGTAGTTCTACATTAGGATTAATCAATGCACCTTGTCTTTTTATTAATTGTCCACCTTTACCTACGATTTGTCCTGCAATTAATTGTTGTGCAGTGCTTTCCATATCAGAAGAACCCATATCATTTGCTAGGTTTTGCATAAGACTTCCTACTTGATTACCACCTTTAAAGGCTGCCAATGCTAGTTGTGCTCCTACTGCTTCAAGAGGATTGAGTGAACCACTACCCCAATCCTGTGTATTATTGTCTTTTAGACCACCTGGCATGGGTAATATCACAGACCCCATATTAATTTTATCAAGAGATGCATCTTTACGACTTCTTTCTTTTAGAACTCCTGGTTGATCTTTATCCCATTCTCTTGGTTTATAATCTAAGATTTTGAATTTTATTGCATCTTGATCTTCACTCATCTTTTCTGGATATATAAGATCAGGGAAACGAGTCCTTCCTTTAGATGCCATCAATTCTCTTTTGTTTTCTGCAGATACTCTATCTGCTAATCCAGCCAGAGTTGATGCATCATCAGAGGGGTCAACATTAGTTGATCCATCTTTTAATAAGTCGTTAGCTACTTTGTCGGCAAGTGCTTTTCTATCTTTCTCAGAAACTGAAGGATTTAAATTTGTACCATCATTATATACTTCTCTATTAATCATATTTTTAGCAGCTTTGAGTGAATTTTTTACTGCTACATTATCAACATTACCAAATGCTGCTTTTTCTACTTTGGAAGCAAATGGAGTTGGTTTTATTGTTTTTGTTACTGGATCGTATATTGCAACTGGAGTATCGGGTCTATCCCAGTTTTGATTATAAATTGTTACCTGCCCAGTATCTTTATTGACTAGGGTAAAATATTTTTCATTACTTCCTCTGCCTTCTATTCCAGGGCTATATAAATTTTTACTAGAATCATCTCCGTAATGTGTAGTTGGTTTTGAAGTACGACTACCACCTGTGACCCCAATTAACGCCATTTATTCTAAAACTTTTTTATTATTTAGCGAGGATTAAGTATGTATTTTCCATATGGTATAGCAAGTAGGTCATCTAGTTCATTTCGTTGAACAATATAGAGTTGTCCTGCTAGTTCATTCCATGTATAATTTCTATATTTTTGCCAATGAAAGTTAAGTCCTCGAAATCCCCATGAGAATAATTCTACACAGGCAATCAAAGGATGCTGATCATATGATTCACCAGGAGTTTTAGCATTATATACAAAGGTATAGAAACCTCCCACATCAGGTATAGGAGTTACTGTTTCATTTAGAACACTCATAATCTCTAGCATCATTTCTTCTGGATCATTAGTTCTATTGTTTAAGTCACTAAGATATTGTCGAATACGATTATCTTCTTCTTGCTGTTCTAGTCCATCGAAACCGAAAGAGTCTGTCATGATGCTAATCCTAGTTCTCTTTCAGTAATAATTTTAAATTCAATTCCTCTATTCTTACACCAATCATCAGCAAACTTCCATTTGGCTTCATTAACTGCATAGGTTTTACATTCGTAGAGGTATGATTGGGTCACCTTTTTTCTTTTTCTTGGAGGTTTAGTTTGTTTAAATGGTTTGACTTCAATCACATAGGTTTTAATCTTTCCATTATTTTCTTTTACTTTTATTAAAAAGTCTGGATAGTATCTACGAATTTTCCCATCAGGAGCACGGTAGGGTATGAAGAATTCTTCACTTCCCCATTGTAAAATATTTTCATTTATATCACAATAACCACAGAATTTTTCTTCCCAAGAACTACGACATATAATGTTATTAACATCACCTTTATATTTTTTGGGATTTCTGGGCTTGTAAATACTCTTCTTACTTTCTGGCATACATAATATATAATATAGTAAGTCAAATATTATTTAGATGGCAAAACTTGGGATAACACCGATCCATAAAACGGTGGATGATATTAGGAGTACAATATTATCTCCCTCATTAACACCGTATTTTGAGGTTCAATTTCCTGTGCCACCATTTTTACAAGGATTGCGTGGTGGTGACTCGGATCCTAATAAGCATTTGACATTATTATGTACGGAAGCAGTATTACCAGGAAATAATTTAATAACATTTAATGTAGATAATGATTACACTGGTGTCACAGAGAAGATGCCACATAGAAAAGTATATGATCAGAACTTACAATTAACTTTTTATGTTAATTCTGAAGGTGCTTCTAATTATTATCCTATAAGATTTTTTGAATCTTATATATCATATGTTGCAGGAGAAGATCCAAATAATAAAGATTCATTAAACAGGTTGAGAAATTCTAATTATTTCTATAGGATGTCTTATCCTGATGAATATATGGTAGATAGTCCTGGATTAATTGTTAAAAAGTTTGAGAAAGGTGGAAAGTTTGTTTCTCCTACACCTGGTCTTGAAGTTGATAGGGAGTTAACTTATGAATTTATTCGGACTTATCCTACAGCAATCAATTCAATGCCATTAACATATGGTGATGCTGAAGTTCTAAAATGTACAGTTACTTATTCTTATATAAGATATGTTCAGCATAATACATTTATTACTAGTAGAGTAGAACCTACTGCTATACCTAGAATAGCTAGTGTTCCTGAACCTGTAGACCCACCAACACCCCCTCCAGCTCAACTTTCTTCATCACCAGCAATGCCTGAAGGAAATTATAAAACACTTAGAAATCGATTTACTGGAAAAATTGTTGGATGGAAGAATATGGATACAGGTGAAATCGTTAAGAAAGGAAAAAGAATTGAGAAAAGAACTAATGCTCAGAAAGTTATGGATCCTAACTTTTTAGCAAACATTAAATAACCCTGCTAAATAAATACACTGACATTGTTATAAACATATCATGCCATTACCAAAGATTGCGACCCCGACGTATGAGTTGGAACTACCTTCTACAGGAAAGACAGTTAGATATAGACCTTTTTTAGTTAAAGAAGAAAAGGTATTATTGATAGCTCTTGAAAGTGAAGACACAAAACAAATTACTAATGCTATTAAAGCAGTAATTAAGAATTGTGTTTTAACAAAGGGTATTAAGGTTGAGTCATTACCTACTTTTGATATAGAGTATTTGTTTTTGAATATTCGTGGTAAGTCTGTAGGTGAAAATATTGAAGTTAATTTAATATGTCCTGATGATGGAATTACTGAGGTTAAAAAGAATATTCCTATTGATAATATTAAAATACAACGTACTGATGGACATTCCAATCAGATAAAACTTGATGATAATATCATGATGGAATTGAAGTATCCTTCTCTAGAGCAATTTATTAAAAATAATTTTGATTTTAGTGAAGATGTTAATCAGATGGATCAATCATTTGAATTGATTGGGACATGTATTGATAAGATCTATACAGAAGAAGAGGTATGGTCAGCATCAGATTGTACTAAAAAAGAATTGACTGAGTTTCTTGAGTCAATGAATTCCTCTCAGTTCAAAGATATTGAAAATTTCTTTGAGACTATGCCTAAATTATCTCATACTATTAAGGTAAAAAATCCTAATACTGAAAAAGAAAGTGATGTGGTTCTTGAAGGGTTAGCATCTTTTTTCGCTTAGCTCTAGTGCATTTGAGTCTTGAGGGTTACTTCAAACTCAATTTTTCGTTGATGCAATATCATAAATATAGTTTGACTGAAATTGAAAACATGATGCCTTGGGAGCGAGACATTTATGTGATACTTCTTCAACAACATCTTGAAGA